CTTCGCTGGGCGATGCTTAGTTGGATTCTCTATCAGGCTAAAATGGGCTTCCCTGGTATCGTGGGCGGTCTGTTTTCGTCTACCTATACCAACTTGAAAGACCGCCAGATTAGTAAGATTGCGTCCGAGTTCCCTTCCTGGCTCGGCGTTCTCAAAGAAAATAAGACGCTTGGGTTGGCGTTTTATCTTGATAAAAAATTCGGGGGGGGCGCACTGACCCTGAGAAACCTTGATGAGTCCACAAAATATAAATCCGCCGAGTTCGGCATCATCGGTGTCGATGAACTCACTGAACACACCGTGGACACATTCAATATCCTCATCGGCTCTTTGAGATGGGCTGGTCTTAAAAAACCTTGCTTCATCGCCGGAAGTAACCCAGACGGAATTGGTAATGATTGGGTGAAGAATTACTTTATACACCACGTATATCCACCCGAATTAGAACCTTTGAGTTCAGAGTTCAATTTCGTTCCGGCGCTCCCCACCGACAACCCACACCTTGATTCCTCTTACTACCTGATGCTTAATTCCCTGCCAGACGACCTCAAACGCGCCTGGCTGCTGGGCGATTGGGATGTGTTCAAGGGATTGGCTTTCAAGACTTTCAATAAGCGCACCCACGTCATTGACCCGATTGATATTCCAGATTACTGGACAAGATTGGTCGGGATCGACTCCGGCTACCGCGCTCCCTTCTGCGCCCTGTTCGGCGCTCGTAACCCCGATAACGGACGCGTTATTATCTACAAGGAGATCTATGAAACGGAACTTACCGATAGACAGCAGGCACGTAAAATCCTCGATATGTCCGATGACTTCGAAAAGAAAGCCCTGCGCTTCGCTGACCCCGCTATGTGGACACGAAAGACGCAGGAGTTCATTACCTCTTCTGCGCAGATTTACGCCCAAAACGGAGTCCCCTTGCGAAAGGGAAATAATGACCGCCTGGATGGGAAACGAAAGATTGACCGCCTTCTCAACCCAATGGAGGACGGACTGCCTGGATTGCTCATTTTCAACACTTGCCCAAACTTGGTTAAACAACTTTCCCAATTGGTCTATGACAAGTACCATACTGAGGACGTAGATACCCGTATGGAAGACCACGCCTACGACGCACTTAAATATTTATTAACTTCTGTCCGCGATTACCGCGCACCACAACCATCAAAATATACTAAGTCTCCGTTCCTAAATCTGGAACACATCTGACCAGGAGGTCATCGTGGATAATTTCAATCAGGCTAAACAACACGGGCAGGACTTGCTCGGCGAATACGCAACATTACATTCAATGCAGCGGGAGATGGACTTGATGATTAATATGGAGTGGAAAAGTAAACCCACTGACCCCACTCTCAAAATCACCATCTCCCCCGAAGCTCGTAACCAGTACCTGGGCGCTATGCGCCTGCTCACCGCATCTGAACCTATTGTCTCTGTCCCCCACGATAAGAATGACCCTGTTTCAGTCGAAAATTCTGAGCAAATAGAGAAAATGTGCAAAGCTGTCCTCTACCAGTCCGGCAGAATCAACCAGAAACCCGTCCACTATGAGCTTGTGGGGTCGCTTTTGCGCTATGGACAGTTCCATCTGGCGCTCACGGACACCGAGGATTTGCTGAAACTCCAGAAAAAACGCGGGAAAACAGCCTCTAAAGCCGCTATTACCCGCTATGAACGCATCGCGGGCGCTACACCCTTCATTTTTCAGCCGCTTGACCCTAAATGCGGCAACGCTGAGTTCGATTCCTTCGGCTTATGCGCCTATTACCGCGAAACTGAGATGACCTACGCTCAAATTAAGGCTATGTTCGGGGAATTGGAGCAGCTAAAGGATAAAAGTGACACCGATGTCGTGGTCTACAAGGATTATTGGAACTTGGATGTGCATTTCGCCTGGGTCGACAACATTTCCGAGCCTCTCGTTGGCAAAGAGAACAATGGTCGCCACGACCTGCCCTGCATCCCGATTATTGTGCAGGGCGCAGAAGGTTTCCTGCTCCAGGATGACCCTGAATACCAGTACCAGCCACTCCTGTACGGCGCGTGGAAGGGAGACTTGTGGGATAGACAGAACCTTGAACTGACTGCAATGTATACCAACCTGTTTGCAGTCGCCTCTAATGCAATGTTCGTGCACGAACGCTCTGAACCCGATAGTCAGATTGAAATAGACTTCGGGAACGTCGGCGGCATCGTACATCTCAACCCTGGCGATAGATTGTCGCCTCTCCAAAGAGATGTCCTCAATAAAGATATGCTCTATGGGCTGGATGTCGCCAATAAACTGTTTGAGGAAAGCACTATCTATAAGACTGCGCTCGGTCAGGGCGGTAATAACAATTTGGCATATTCTGCAATTGCCTTGCTCACACAGTCCGGCAGATTGCCACTGATTTCATTCCAGCGCTGCGGCGGCTGGGGCATCGGTACGGGATTAGAACTGATGTTCGATATGATTAAGGACAAAAATAGTTTGCGCACCGCACTGTACGAAGGTGGCAAACTGAATATCGACCCGAAGGAGTTGCCGGACGATTTGGTTATTGACGTGCAACTGGATGCCGAACTCCCGCAGGATAAACTCCAACAGGCGAATATCGCCTCTATGCTCAAACAACAGGGTCTCGCTTCGGATGAGTGGATACGCGAAAATATCCTCAATATCGGGCAGTCTAAGGAAATGACTAAAAAGGTCATCGAAGAACGCTTTGTGGAACAGATGGTGCAGGAACATTTCACAAAGGCAATGGAAAATGACATCCGCAAACAGGTCCAGGCGGAAATGCAGCAGGCTCAGATGCAGCAGCAGGCTCAGATGCAACAGCAACAAGCGCAGATGCAGCAGCAGCAGCAGATGCAGGGACGCGCGATGCGCCAGCAGGAACAATTACAGCGGGCACAGGCAATGTCTATGGCTGAACAACGCGCTCGCTTCGCTGACCAGAATAATCCGAATATGGGCGGGATGCCTTCGATTGTGGCACAGGGCGCTCTGCCAGCTTCACGACCAGGAATGAAACCAACACCAGCCACAGGCGAACCGCAAGAATTGCAGGAAGGTGAGATGTGATTACCGTAGTGGATGCCAGCAATCTCTACCTCTTGGCTAAGGCCTTCTCTAAAGGTCAGCTACAAGAGTTGTCCGATAAGTGGAGCGAACCACTGCTTACCGCGGCTATCCAAATGCTGCGGGCGCAAATCGAGGCTGATCCAAAGTTAGCCGCCGCTGCCAGACAGAACCCTGAAATCATGGCGATTCTGGAAGGAGAACAAAATGCCAAGCCAAGTTAATCCTGATTACATTCCGCCTAACTACCGCCCGAACTATCGCGTCCCCCAAACGCGCACTGTCCGTACACCCGCGCAGCCACAACCGCGCGATACCTATGATTACTTCGCGGAACAACGCGAACTGAACAGGGTGAGGCAGGAACAGATTGACGCCGCTAACCGCCGGATGCAGGCGCTGATGGCGCAGAGACGCGCTCAACGAAATATATGGACCGGACAAAATTATCGGGATGGCTACGACCCGTATAACACGCGCAACAATGAATACGTCGGTCCAAGATGGGGGGATTACGCGTATAACCCCGCCTATCCACAGGGATATAACTGGCAGTATCCAGGCGGTAAATACTACCGCCAGCCCAAAGAGCCAGCCGCGCCAACCTTCAACACGGGTATCTATCACACGCAGGCGGAATGGGATGCCTATCGTAAGAGCCTGAATAAACCCGCCACGAAGACTACGCCACCTACCTACACCAGGAACTTACCGGAGTCCCTGCAAGACGCAATCGCGCGGGGTGAACAAAGCCCGTGGGGCTATGACAGTGGAGCGCCAGCTACGCCGTGGAATTACAACCCTAATAAATACGGCGGCGTTGGCAGGAACACAGGAACATCTCCGTTTTCTGTATGGTCAGACTTGTGGAACATTCCAGCTTCTAAACGGGGACTCCCCTGGGTAACATCACCTAACTATGGTATGCTGGAAGCCAATGCGAGATTTCCATTCAGGAGCGTCATTGACTTTGACCAGAGCGTGATACCGATGGGATTGACACCGAGATACTCCACGCTAAGTCCCGCGCTCAGAGACCCCTGGGCAAGCGACCCGTATGAAATCGGGGGAAGTCCATACGCAGAATCTGTTTACAACGAACAATACGCTGAGGATACAGGCTGGGATGGCTATGGTGGCTGGGGCGGCGGCTGGGGCGGCGGCGGCGGAAGCTACTCGTCATCGCCAGGTATCTACGGCGATTCAGTGCGAAAAAACCAGTGGTACAGTACACTGTTGCAGTGGAATATAACATAACGAGGCGCTTATGACCGACGAGTTTGTCCCAAATAACGAGACCTATCAGCGCTATCGTGATAGTAACAAAAGTCATTCCATGTGGATTCGAGACCGCACGCGCTGGCTTGCAAAGCAGGCGCAGCGTGAGGGTTATCAAGGCTCGATGGCAAACTATGTGCCGCGAGGATATGACCGCTTTTACCGCATGTCCTCAGCGAACAAAGATAAATACTACTGGAAGCCGGATGCTGTCGCGCGTACAGATAACTTCGCGCCCTGGGCTACACAGAATGATAACAAGCCGAACTATTGGGATGACCCGCAGCGAGTAGGCAGATGGTATGACTTTCTGCGCTTGCAATCGGATGATTACGAACCCCCTGATTGGCTTGATAAAAATACAGTTACCAACCTGTACAAAGAACTAAAAGCCTATAACGGGCACGATGATTACACGGCATGGAAACCCCTGCCTGTCGGGAGCATGGGGCGCTATTATGGGCAGTTCCAGTCCGCTCCAGAGGGCTATGGCGAACCGATCGCTACCCGCACAAACACGCTTTACGGCGCACGCCTGCCCACGCTCTTTGAGAACATCCAGACCGCCGCGGAAGGGCTGAACGCGTCTCAGGAAAAAATCCAGCGCGGCGAAACTCTGAGCTATCAGGAGTATCTGCGGAATTACGACTCGCTCTCACAGTACAACATGACAATGGAGCACATCAAAGCCATTGACCCAGCGCTGTATGATGAGCTTGGCGGCAACATTGACTTTACCCAGCCGCTGTCGGAGACGGATTATAAAGCCCTGATTGACGCGTCTGTAAAGCCTGAGCTTCCTGACTACAACAAGCTCGAACCCTGGCAGCAGTGGATACTCCCGCTCATTTCAGCGGGTGAGTTCAAGAACAGACCGACTGGCAACAAAGAAGCACAGTATATCATCACAGGCTTGTTTACTGGCGCTGGCTTGGCTGGCGCTACTTCCTTTGGGCTGTCAACCGCCGCCGCCTTGATGGGCACCTCATCGGCTGTCGCTGCTGGTCTCGCGCTTCCAACGGGTGGAGCGTCGCTGATTATCCCGCTCATTGCTGGCGCGGTTGGCTTGATTGTTGGAACGGCGCAGTATGAAGCCGCTAAATCTGGAACGCCTAACAAGGCATTGGACAACGCAAGCAAGGTCCTGAACTGGCTTGGTGAACAGACCGAAATAACTATCGGGCTTGTCGCGGAAGCGGATGAGTATGCTGGCAATTGGAACGCGGCTAAACGCGCCGCCTCAATGTTCTATGAAACCCGCAGCTTGAGTCCTGGCAACTGGTTTCTTAACACGGTATCTAAAACAGCCGATGCGATTGACGCGGTGCTTGGCACGGAACTATCCAGCGGACAGACAGCCGACAAAGGCGAGGTCTGGAAGATTCACGAAGGCATTATTGCCCCACAGGAAGTTGATTTCCAGGATGGGGAAGCAACGCTGAAACTCCAGCAGGAGATATTGTCTCTTGGCAGAGGGGCAACGCGCGAGGACATAGACGCGGTGCTGCTGAAGTGGCGGGAGAAGTACGGCACGAGCGGCAACCTGAGCGATTTCGCCGGACAGATGTTCCTGGACGTGAGCAACTTTATCCCGATGGCAATTGACGCTGGACTTGGCAAGGTTGCAAAGCCGCTGTCTAAATCCTTTGCGTCTCAGGCAGCCTCAGCCCTTGACGACTTCACCACCGGAAAAGACCCTGGTGGTCTCGCACGCGCGGTAGACCTTCAACAGAGGTCAATGTTGTTTGACAACATAGACGTTCTGACAAAATCTTATATGGGCAACCCTCTTACAGACCTGATGCCGATGGGCGTGCAGCGTGTGTTTGAAAACATTATGACCAGCAAGACGCTTGCAAAAGCAGTGGCAGGAATAACCGGAAGTCCAGAAGCTGGCGCGGCGTTCAGCAAGTTCTGGCGCGGCACGAAATCTCCCTACGAGTTGGTTACGGCTGGCAAATCCGCCGCGGCTATCGGCGGATACCTGAACAAATCCGTTCAGGATATTAGCATAAATATCAAAAATGCGGATGGCTCAGATTATGGTGTTGCAAAAATAGACTGGGATTACCTGCACGACTCCGGCGATACCGCGCGTATGCGTATCAACGGCGAGGACGGCACGGAATACTATGTGAACATGAAAACAGAAGCGATTGACAGGATTGTCAGAAACGGACAGGATGTCACGATGACGGACACCCTGAAAGCGGACATTCTGACAGAGCTTCAGGCG